CAGATTTATCAATGGGCTAGAGAGATTGCTAAAACATACGCACCTGTCATCGCTGTATCGCAAGCATCAGGCGAAGCGGAAGGCAAGCTATTTCTAACAATGGATCAAGTCGACGGCTCCAAAACGGCTAAGCAGGGCGAAGCCGATTGGATCCTAGGGATAGGTAAAGAACAAGATAACCTTAGTCGTAGTAGATATTTTAATATCTGCAAGAATAAACTAGTAGGTGATACTGACACTTTACCTGACTTAAGACATGGTTCTAAACAAGTATTAATTAAAGCAGACATTGCAAGATACATTGACATTTAAATTAAAGGAGTATCTATTTTGGATAATGATTTTACAGAAGTTTTAGAAGCTAGACCTGACTTGAATAGAGCAGACATTTATGATATAATAGATCTAATGGGTCCTAATGAAACCCTTCTTGAAGCAGTAAATAAATACTATCCACTCAACCAAGGAACTGGCGATTGCGCAGCTTAATCTTAGATGTTGAAACAACCATAAGCAATAAAGGTAATCCATTTGATGAAAGGAATAAACTTTGTTATGTTGGACTCTATAGTACTGATGGCACTTATTTATACGACATTGATTATAGCGGAAGTCCTAACAGAGAAAGACTTGACGCTATACAAAGAAGCATCGACAGCCACGATACTCTTGTTGGCTTTAACATTAAGTTTGACTTGCATTGGTTAAGACGCTATGGAATTAATTTTATGGATAAGCGTATTTGGGATTGTCAGTTGGCTCATTTTATACTTACGGGCCAACAATATCCCTATCCAAGTCTCAATGGTGTTGCTGACTACTATGCTTTGGGTAGTAAACTTGATATCATTGCTACTGATTATTGGAAGAATGGGATAGATACTGACAAGATACCTAAAGACTTGTTAGAAGAATACCTCACACAAGATTTGCAGTTAACGCAAAAAGTGTATGAAAAACAAATGGAAGAATTTGCAGTTGGCACAAAACAAATGCAAAGACTTCTTAGCTTACATAACCAAGACTTATTAATATTAGAGGAGATGGAATACAATGGTCTTAAATTTAATGAAACAGAGTGTGTTAGGCTTGGGGAAGAAACTACAAAAGATATTGAACGTATTGATTCAATCCTTTATACTTATCATAAGCTTCCTGAGTTTAATGCTAATAGCACTGAACATATTAGTGCTCTTCTCTATGGGGGATCTATTAAAGTCAGACGTCAAGAAGTTATTGGTACTTTTAAAACAGGGACTAGAGCGGGCTTACCTAAAAGCCAATGGAAAGAATACGTTATAGAGTTTGAACGTTTGGCTAATCCTCTTAAAGGTTCTGAACTAGAAAAAGAAGGTTACTTCTCTAATGATGAACAGACATTACGATCATTAAAAGGTAGTAAACAAGCTAAAGAATTAATAGAACTTATCTTAGCTAGGGCTACATTAGAGAAACGATTATCTGCATACTATGAAGGATTGGTAGTACTACGCAAGACTATGAACTGGAAAGAAGGTACACTACACGGTGTTCTTAATCAATGTGTTGCTAAGACAGGAAGACTATCGTCTACTAAACCTAACTTACAGAACTTTGATGGAGAAATTAAACAACTATTTGGGAGTAGGTATGCTGTTACAAGCTGATGCTAAAGCACTAGAATGGGTATGTGCAGCTTATCTATCACAAGATCAAACTGCTATTAAGGAGATATGGGATGGGACAGATCAGCACACGGATAATCAGGTTAGGTTCGGCCTACCTTCTCGTCTCATTGCTAAGACATTTGTATTCAGACTCATCTATGGTGGCAGTGCTTATAGTTATGCTAATGATCCTAACTTTACTGATACCAGTAAACAAGAAACATTCTGGCAGAACATCATTGATGAGTTCTATAAAAAGTATAGTGGACTTGATGCCTGGCACAAAGAGATTGTTGAGAAAGCTAAAAGAGATAGAAAAATAACTATGCCTACAGGGAGGGTATATCATTATGAACCAGAAATAAGATATGGTAAAGCTAAATGGCCCCGCACACGAATCCTTAACTATCCAGTGCAAGGACTCGGTGCTGATTTGATGGCTATAGCAAGAGTTAGTCTAGCTAATAGACTAAAGAAAGTAGAAGGAACTAAGTTAATAAACACTGTTCATGATTCGATTATAGTTGACTTTGATGAGAAACTATGCGATAATAATAGTATAGTTAAGTTAGTAGATGATTGTTTTACGGACATCCCTCTTAACTTTAAGAAGTTATTTGGGGTTGAATTTAATCTTCCTATGAGAGTCGAATGTCAAGTTGGACTTAATTGGGGTAACATGGAGATAGTAAATGCTAATTAATATTGTTGATGTTGGAACACCTAGTACTAAAGCTTCATCTAATGGTAGATCTTACCAAGAGATTGAAATAACTTACAAGACTGAAAATGGTCAAGTAGCTAATAAAAAACTTATGTCTTTTAGTAACCCATCGGTATTTAATCATATCAAAGGTTTAGCTAAAGGTGAGGTTGTTAATGTAACGACTGTTAAAAATGCCAAAGGGTTTTGGGATTGGACAGGTATTGGTAATGAAGGAGATGCACCAGTGGCTACACAAAGTAAACCAGCAACTGCGCAAGCAGGTGGTAGAGTAACAGGAAGTAACTATGAAACTAAAGAAGAAAGAGCTGCACGACAAGTGTTTATCATTCGTCAATCATCTCTATCAACTGCAGTAGAGTTACTAGGACAGGGTAAATCTGTTGATGAAGTTATTGCAACAGCTAAACAATTCGAAGCTTATGTATTTAGTAAAGATCCAAACCCTACTAAAGAAGTAAACTTTGATGATTTAGAGGATGACATTCCAGTCTAATGAAAGCACTTATTGATGCTGATATAGTAGCGTATAGGGTTGCTTGTACGCTACAAGATGATGATGCTCAGGACTTTGCGTATTCTAGGACAGAAGATCTAGTTGATCATATCCTAGTTAGTACGGAAGCTTCTGAGTATAATCTTTATTTAACGGGTAAAGATAACTTTAGGTATAGTATATACCCTGAGTATAAAGCCCACCGTCCTAAAGAGAAACCATTCTGGTTAGAACCTATTCGTCAATATCTTATTGCAACATTCAATGCAGAAGTTATTGATGGTATGGAAGCTGACGATGCACTTGGGTTAAATCAAACAGATGATACTGTTATTTGTTCTATAGATAAAGATCTTCTTATGATTCCTGGTAAACATTTTAACTTTGTTAAGAATGAATTCTGTGAGGTTAATGAGTTTGAAGGACTTAAACACTTCTATAAGCAATGTCTTATGGGTGATAGGTCTGATAACATTAAAGGCATAGAAAAGATTGGTACTAAAAAAGCAGATAAAATCTTAGCTGAATGTGAAACAGAACAACAGTTGTTTGATGCAGTTAGGAATGCTTATAGTAACGATGAAGAGTTTAAGATGAATGCTCAGGTTCTTTGGATTAGACAAAAAGGAAAGGAAAACTGGTTAGATGCTTATATCAAACTGTGTACAGAATAAAGACGGGTCATTAGACTTTGAGTTTCATGTAGACCCTAAAGAGGCTGCCTTCTTAATGGACTATGCTATCAAAGAACTGGTGCGTAGAGGTGTCTTTGAAGTTGCAACAGATGCCGTTGAACAAGAGTTAGATTTATTCAAACAAGAAGGTGGTCAAATCAATTGATCATCCTTCTTTGGGTAGCTCTAATGATTTTAATTTATGAAGGAGAGTAGCATGAGTAACGGAAACTCACCAGCATTCCCGTGTCAAGATAACAAAAAACAAATCTATACTGGTATGAACCTTAGGGATTACATAGCTATGGAAGCATTACATGCATTCATTGATTCTAATTGGTCAGATGATCCTATAGAATTAGCTAAACAAGCTTATAAGGTTTCAAACGCAATGCTTGACGAACGTGTTAAGTATCCGTAATTACTACTATCATCACTTGGAGTCCTCATGAAAAAACTATTGTTAGTTATTGGGTTATGTTTAAGTACAAGTGCAATTGCTGAAGCTTATAAATATTTACATTACAGATATAATCAAAATGTAATTATAACCATTTCAAATATTGATTGTGTTTTACCTGAACTTAAAAGTTTATACCCTTTAACTGCAGTAGCTACTAGGATTGACGGTAACCGTCTTCTAGCGTGTTATACTCACGAGGGTGAAGATGTTGTAATACAATGGTACAAAGGTGATACAAGCAGATTCCCTGCTAATGTCTTTCTTACTAATCCTAAGATAGATGATACTTATAAGAAAGAACCTACATTATAATGGAGTGGACTGATGGCAGAATCAAAGGATTTATTACGTCCGTGTTGCGGGGAGGGTACAGACGTTGGCCTCCTAAATACGAAACGCTCAAAGAAGCACAAACTGGTAAAAAGATTAACGAACTTACTAAGCGCATGGGTATGCACTACAAATGCAAGTCTTGTAAAAACGAGTACCCTGCTAAACAAGTTCAAGTTGATCATATCAAACCAGTGGTTGATGCTAAGGTTGGGTTTACATCTTGGGACGAATTCATTGAAAGACTTTATTGTACCAAAGATAATTTGCAAGTGCTCTGTAAAGACTGCCACGACAAGAAAACTCTAAAAGAAAAGAAACAAAGAGTAATAACAAGTAAAAATAATAAATGATTTTTAAAGTAAATACATTAGATATTGATATTGAAACTATTACTAGTAAGTTACTTGAACTTAAAAGTCATTGGGAATTACGATCTAATGACTTTCCTTTTTATACACTAGGTAAAAACGCTTATATAGAAGGACGTACCCCTGAGTATAAAAGTCAAAAAGATAAGTTTAATAAACTATTACTTGATAACTTTTCAGAATTATATGATATAATCTTAAAGTATTTATCAAAAGAATTAAATGAACCTGTTACATTAACAGAAGATTTAGCTTACCCTGGGTTTCATATATTTGAATCTGATCCAAAGTTTAAAGGTGTTGCAGGTAATTGGCATATAGATATACCACAAAAAACATTAGAGTTAACTGGAACAGACAATTCAACAGTAACAATTGTAATTAAACTTCCTACACTAGGAGGAGGTATAGATTGGCTTGACTCTAAAACTAATGTACACTATTTAGAATATAAAGAAAAACAAATTGTATGGCATGATGGTTTAAGTATTCACAGAATAGCAGGACTTAAAGAGATTGTTCAAGGAGAGTATCGTATTACTCTTCAAGGACATTTAATAAAAAGAAATAATAAAATAGAACTTTATTGGTAAAGGAGATATATGAGTAAAATATTACTATTAGATATTGAAATGGCTCCCAACGTAGCCCATGTGTGGGGTATCTGGGATCAGAACATTGGTATCAATCAATTGCAAGAGTCTTCATATGTCATGTGCTACGCAGCTAAATGGTTAGGTAGTAAAGAAATGATGTTTCAGTCTGTAAAAAAGTCTGGTGAAAAGAAAATGCTAGAGGGTATACACAAGCTTCTTGATGAAGCTGATGCAGTTATACACTACAATGGTAAACGTTTTGATATCCCTTCTCTTAATAAAGAATTCTTATTACATGGTATGTTTCCACCAGCACCCTTTAAAGAGATTGATTTATTAACTGTAGCTAGAGGTAGGTTTAGATTTGTATCTAACAAATTAGACTATGTAGCACAGCAACTAGGACTAGGTAAAAAAACTGCACATAGTGGTCATGAACTATGGGTACAATGTATGGCAGGTATCCCTAAAGCTTGGAAAACGATGGAAGAGTATAACAAGAACGATGTTATTCTTTTAGAAAAAGTCTATGAACGTTTTAAACCTTGGATTAAGAACCACCTTAACCGTAACCTTATTGAGAACAATGGGTTGTGTTGCCCTACATGTACTTCTAAATCTTTCCAGAAAAGAGGGTATAACCTTACTTCTACAGGCAAATACCAAAGATATCAATGCCGTACGTGTGGTAACTGGTTTAGAGATGGTACTAACCTTAAAGAAAAAGGTTCTATAAAGCTTGTAAATGTTTAAAAAGGATGGTATAATAATAGTATGACTAAATTTCCAGAACTAAAAAAAGCTATAACTAAACAAGTAGCAGGTACACATTACACTAAGTATGTAATCCAACCTGTTGAGTTTATTACTAAAAACAATATCCCTTATATTGAGGGTAATATTATTAAATACATCTGCCGTTGGCGTGATAAAGGTGGAGTGGAAGACTTAGACAAAGTTATCCATTATGTAGAACTATTAAAAGAATTGAAATCATAACATGCAATTAACTTTAGAAGAGTTGAAAGAACGGCTTGCAGATAGACTGGATGAGATAACTCTTCTAGAATTACTAAACATTACTTCTTACGATTTAGTAGAACGTTTCTCAGATCTAATAGAAGATAACTACGATAAACTTCAGAAAGAAATAAACGATGACTACGAAACTGACGAACTACAGTAAGTTCATACATAAGTCTCGATATGCTAGATACATTGAGGCTGAACAAAGACGAGAGTCTTGGGAAGAAACTGTTGATAGACTTGTGTCTTATTTAAAGATTAAGACTACTGTTAAGTCTATACCATGGGATGATTTAAAACAATCTATTATAGACCTAGAAGTTATGCCATCTATGCGTCTATTAATGACCGCAGGTGAAGCATGTGACAGAGATAATATTTCAGCTTATAACTGTTCTTACCTTGCTATTAATAACAAAAGAGCATTCTCTGAAGCTCTTTACATTTTAATGAATGGCACTGGTGTAGGGTTCTCATGTGAACGTCAAGAGATTGATAAGTTACCACCTTTACCTAGTACTTTTAAGGAGGTTGATGATGTCATATCAGTTGGAGACTCAAAGCTTGGGTGGGCTAAAGCCTTTAAAAAGTTACTGTCCTCATTGTGGGAAGGTGACATCCCTAAAGTTGACTATAGCAAAGTTAGACCAGCTGGATCCAGACTTAAAACATTTGGAGGGAGAGCTAGTGGGCCTGACCCATTGCGAAAGTTGTTCAAGTTCACGGTGGATACTTGCAAAGGATCTGCAGGAAGAAAACTTAATAGCTTAGAAGTACATGACATCTTATGTATGATTGGTGAGATTGTTGTAGTAGGAGGTGTAAGAAGATCAGCTCTTATCTCTTTAAGTAACTTAACAGACAAAAGAATGCGTGATGCTAAAACAGGAGCATGGTATAATGATTATCCATACAGAGGTCTTGCCAACAATTCAGTTGCGTATACTGAGAAACCCGATAGTGAAACTTTCATGGAAGAGTGGGTCAGTTTGGTTAAGTCCAAATCAGGTGAACGAGGAGTATTTAATAGAGTTGCTTCTCAAAATCAAGCAGCAAGATGGGGACGACGAGATCCAACTCTCAGCTACGGAACCAATCCATGTTCAGAAATTATCCTCCGTGATAAACAGTTCTGCAATCTTACGGAAGTGGTTGTACGGGAAAAAGATACCAGAGATTCCTTACTTAGAAAAGTTAAGTTAGCTACAATCTTAGGTACTATACAGTCTACACTCATAGACTTTCAATTCTTATCTGAAGAATGGAAAAAGAATACTGAAGAAGAACGTTTACTAGGAGTGTCATTAACAGGTATCATGGATTGTAAAGTAACTAGCAATCCTGATCCATTATTATTAGAGGAATTACGTGATGCTGCGAGAGAGACAAACAAACAACTTTCTAAGGAACTTGGTATACCTCCTTCTGCTTCTATCACTTGTGTTAAACCCTCAGGTACCGTATCCCAGTTGGTTGATAGTGCTAGTGGCATTCATGCTAGACACAATGCTCATTACATACGAAGGGTACGTATTGATAAAAAGGATCCTGTATACTCGTTCCTCAAGGAAAAAGGTTTCCCAGTGGAAGACGAAGTGTTTCGCCCTGACTCGACAGCTGTGTTCAGCTTTCCGATAAAAGCCCCTAAGGGTGCTATAACTCGTAATGATATGACTGCTATAGAACAACTTAACTTATGGTTAATCTATCAACGTCATTGGTGTGAACACAAACCTTCTGTAACTATTACAGTAACAGATAATGAATGGCCTGAAGTAGGGGCATGGGTATGGAAATACTTTGATGAGGTTAGTGGTATTAGCTTCTTACCACATTCAAATCATACATATCAACAAGCACCATATGAAGATATTACAGAAGAGCAGTACAAAGAATTAGCATCCAAGATGCCTAGTGATATTAACTGGGAAGATCTTATTGAAAAGGATGATAATACCGAAGGGTCCCAGACACTAGCGTGTACTGGTGGAAGTTGTGAGATAGCATAATGGAAGTATCAATTAAACCTATATGCGGTGTATCACTTGGTTTTGAGTTAGTTGATACTAAATATATACCAGAGTTAGACGACGATGGTTCTTATTTAGTATTAGAACTTCTCATATTTAGAGTAGTAATTACATTAACATAAGGAGATAGTATGAATTATGATGGCGTGCAAGTAAATAAAGTATCAAATGGTTACATTGTCAATGCAACAAAACTTGATGTCCTGACCAAAACACAGGATAACAAGATTGCAATCTTTGCAACCTTTGATGAAGTACTAGCCTTTCTGAAGGGCTAATTGTAGTAGGGGGAGTGCAACGCTCCCCTTTTTTTATTCTATTATAAGTTCTATAGTCTTTTCTAATTCCATTTTATCAAACAATGGATCAAAAGCAATCTTAGAATTACCAATAAAATCTTTCCCTGCCCACGTAGTACCCAATAGTATACACCCTTCAGTGTCCGCACTAGAGTTTCCTGTGTGGATACGCACACCCTCAAATCCAGGGACATTTAATACATGAGGTAGTCTGCGCTTAAAACGATTAGAAACATCAATAATGACAGAATAAGTGCCAGTAGGAATAGCTGTTTGTCCATTTATCTTTTCCCCTTTAGGTCTAACTGTGTCTTCTAAAGTGTAACAATAAAACGTACCATTAACATATAGTTTACCTACAGTGTAAGTTTTAGCAAATTCAAATCTTTTAATTGATAATCTCATTATGTAGCCTGTGTTTGTGCAGTTAAAATTCCGTTAACAAAAGTCATACTACCCTGTGTTCCTAACGCTGTTAAAGCAGCTGTAGTAATAGTTACAGATAAACCACTTCCTAATCCTAAATTAGTTCTAGCTGTTGCTGCCGTAGTAGCAGCAGTTCCACCGTTAGCAATAGATAAAGGTAATGACAATGATGTTAAAGTAGAATATTGAGTAGCATTTAAATGGTAGTACTCAGTACCTCCTACATTACCACCTTGTAAACCTTGTAAAGTATTATGAGCTCTTGTTTGGATACTAGTTAAGTTAGACCCTGTAAAGTTTAAACCTGTATAAAAGATTTGTCCTTGAGCTCCTCCTAAACTTTCCCATAGGTTAAAGAACCACTCTCTCCACTCATGAGTGTTTCCTATAGGTTGATTGGGTATTGGTGCTAATCCTTGTGCCATTAGAAACCTCTTAATTGTCTTTCAAGTCTACGTCTAAGTGAATCTTTAGCTGCCTCACGTTTACGTTTTTCAGTAGAAACATATTGAGCAGCTGTTGGAGATTCAATATCAATTTGACGAGCAGCCATTGCACTATAACCTTCACCAGATCTATCAGACTCAGCACGTAATGCTTGACTAGCCATTGGTAATTGCATACCAGTATAACGAGCAAGATCAGACGCTAGGGTTACAGGATCACTTTGTGGGTTATAAATAGCTTGACCATTATACCAGTTAGTATTCATACCAAGTTGTACTAAACCACTTAATGCTGGGTTAAATGTAAACACAGAGTTCATAGCTGCAGCAGGAGACTTAGCACCTGATACTACATCTTCCATAGCATGTATTAAATGGTATGGACCTGCACGTCTAAATTTAGCTTTGTCATTGTCTGTCATTGATTTAGCCATCATATCCATAATTGGATACATAACAGCTAAAGCCATAGCTACAGCTGCGGCAGAATCTACACCTTGTTTAAATTCTTTAACACCCTCTGCACCTTTACGAATAGCACCAACCTCACGTACCATGTTGACTAGTGATTTAACCATACCATAATGGTATCTACTAAACACTGAGATGTTAGGGTTTTGCATAATATAACTTAAACCTCTACCTAAGTTCTCACCAACAACTTTCTCACCAATCATTGATGGAAGTCTATAGTTAGGCATATGTCGTTCTGCATAAGCAATAGCTTCAGGGTGTGACAATCCTTTAGTTTCCATTATCTCTCTAAGATATTGCATATACATAATATCACGAGTAATCCACATAGCTCTGTTAGATTGTTTAGATATGTTATTGTATAGTTGTTTAAGAGATACACCCATGTCATTAGCTAGTTCTTTAAATTCACCAGTCTTAGAGAATTCATTTAAACCTTTACCAAATAAAGCTTCTTGAAAAGCAGAAGCCCTTGTACCTGGTGCTAATAAAGAACCACCAAGTCTAATGGTTTCTTCATAAAAATCTGATAGGTTAACTACATCATCAATAGCTTGTCTACCATACTTTTGGAACCTTGCAATACCACCTGGAGTTACCCAACCAGTTAAACCACGGGCATTAAACAAGTGGAATGCTTCGTTTAACATGTGGGCTATAGGGTTAATCATCATGTTTTTAACAATGATGTTAGTTAAATTAGTTAATACTGTAGGATCCCATACTTTAGCAAAGTCATTAATAATGTTAGCTACGCGTGTAGGAAACATATAACCAGCTAATGGTGGGTACTTTTGAACACTTTTAGGTACAGCATAACCTTCAGGTATTTCTTGTAGTTTACCATCTGCATGGGTAGGTAAAGCAATCTCTTTCATCATAGGAGATGCCATAAGTTCTCTAAGGTATGCGTCTTGACGTACTTCCTCACGAGCTTCATTCATCTTTTGAATTAACACTGCAAATGAGTTTTTATTATAAGTTACAGGTGCATGTGTTTCAAGTTGTTCAATAGAACCTTGAGCTAATTTACCACCAAAGAAAGTATCACCCTCACGTAGCATCTCAGAACGTGGTGGCATTCTACCAATTAATGTAGCTTTTTGTTTATCCCATTTAAAAATCTTACCGTCTTTAGCAATCTGAACTACATCACTAGTACCATCTTTATTCTTAACTACCCAGAATGAACGAGTTTTAGAAGCACTAGATAGTTTACCTAAGTTAGGATCAAATCCACCTTCTAGTTTACCACCTAGTTCTGCAAAGGTATTTTTAATTTTACCAAAAAAGTTAGGGTTCTCAATAGTACCATTTTCTTGCATAGTTTTAATTTGTTCACGAGTTAATGGGTTCATCATTCTATTAAAGAAAAACTTATTACCCCTCATTTCACCAAGTTGATTAGCAAGTTCAGGGTTAATACCTTTAAGATATTCATAAGCTTTAGTAAGTTCAGTAATTAAAGGTTGATAATACTTATCAAAAAGTGCTTGTTCTGCTTTAGTTAATGGAGGTGCATCAACCCCTTCTAAATGCATTCTAATATTGTTTTGCATCTCAGGGGTTAAACCCTCAGTCATAGCTATTTGGTATAGTTTAATACCTCTAATGTTATCAATCATCTTAGCATTAGCTGAGATAAAAGCACCATCTGCTAACTCTTTTTCATTAGTTGGCATTGGAGGTAAACCTAAGTTATCTAAATTAAAGAATGGGTTAATAGAAGCTTGCTCCATTGCACTTTGAGTTAAATAAGATTGATAAGAACTATCTTTATACCTAAGGTCTGATGGTCCACCTTTTCTAGTAAAGTCACCAAACTTCTGGTCTTTAGATAAGTTCTGATGTGTAAGATCTATAAGTTGATCTAATGCAGTTTGAGTATTCTCTTTACCATTACCAAGGTATTCTTTAATAATATCTTTAAACTCTTGCCAAGCACTAGGAGCTTTAACATCTAATAGTGGTGGTCTTTCACTCATCCATCTTTGAAATTCATTATTAGAAAATGCTTCAGAAATCATTTCTCTAGCATCAGCTAAACCATAAAAAGACTTTTCAGTTTGACTTTCCCACATTTCATCTTTAGTTGCAGTAGCTTTAAGCTTTTCAAAGAAGTCATCCATCTGTTTAGCAAACTCAGGATCATGATCCATTGCATTAAGAGTAGCAGCATGTAGTACTTCATGACCAAACGTGTGTAAATTAGCATCTTTATTAAGATCTAAAGCACCATTATCAAATAACCCTTCACCTATTTTCTTTCTAGTATAAGAACCAGAAATGATATAACCTTCTTTATCTATAGGTTGAACTTTAGGATTAAGATTTAATGGTATCTCACTAATATATTTATTAGATCTAAGAAGTTTAAATAAAGCTTTTTCAACAGGGTTACCTAAACTACCCTCTACAAGACGGTCTAAAGCTTCACCAATAGTAGTAGAGCCTGTTAATACATTGTGTGTATCTTCACTTGTTAAAAACTCTTTATGAGAGATGTAAGCTTCAGGTGGTTCATTTGCTTTTAATGTTTTAAGTTCTGTTTCTTTATCATTAATTTGTTTAGTAAGATCAGCTTTTTCTTGAGGATTTGTTTCTGATTGATGTAATGTTTTTAATCCATCAATTTCAGCTTGAAGATCACCTACTGTATTATAATACTCTTGTCTTCTAGTAAATGACTCTTGTTCAGATGCTGCTAATGACTCTGCATTCTTTTCATGGAAAGTACTTTCAGGTTCTTGATGTTCAATCTTAGTTCTTTGAATCTTAAAGTCTAAGTAAGACTGGAAGTCTTTAAACATATTCTCAGGAAGATTATATAGTTTAGTCCAAGCTTTGTTAGCAAACTCTTTAATAACACTAGCATTGTCCACTTCCATTGTAGGAACGTTTTTAATTTCTTTAATTCTTACAGAGTCTTCATTAGCCTTATGAGCATCAACTTCAGCTTCAGTAATATTGTGTCTAGTTGCATATTCACCTTTAGTCTCCTTATCAAGGTTTATAATAGGTATATCATCTACTTGTTTAGGTACAAAGAATTCACTCTTTGAAATCCTATTAATAATAGATTCTGCTGATTCTTTAGGTTTAAAGTTTACGTTTTCAAATGATAATGCTTTACCAAGACGAGTCTTGTCTCCACTTACTAATGGCATCATCATACCACTAATTAAAATACGTGATGGATCAAACTCACCTTGTACTGCCTGTGATACACCTTCAATACCAGCACCAAAACCTGCTTGAACTAATGGTTCTGAATAAGTTTTTAACGATTTAAGTTTAGAATAATCACCAGTTTTAGCTAAATCAAAAGCTGAACCTAGTTCTTTACGAGCAGCTGTAGACAAACCAAAACCACCATATAAACCAAAAGGTAAGAATCCACCTACCATAGCTGCTGTAGGGTGTTGTGCTTCACCTTGTTCTAGAGTTTTATTAATAGATTCTGGAAGTAAATTCTTTTGTACAGCACTACCACCAGTATGAGCTCCTATGAAAGTACCAATACGTGCTCCAAGATTAACAAGTAAAGGTACTAATGCTAATGAAGCACCACCAGTTTCAGGTGCTAGAGCAGCACCAACTAGTTCTGATACTCCATAACCAATACCAGTAGGGATAACTTCTTTTAAAGCTGTTTGACCTAGTACTCTTAAAGAACCTTGTTCTTTTACTGGTTCTGCTGGAGGTGTTTCAGTCGTAGGTGCCCCTTGAGGTTGAGCTTGTGGTTGTTGTGCATAAATATTAGTCATACTATTATAGTACTTTTGAGCTAAATCTTTTTCACCATAAGCCATTAAGTTTTTATAAACCTCACCATTAAACTCTTTAGGAGGTAGTGTACCCTTACTTGCAAAGGTACTAATGTTATCAAAGTAACTCTGTGCTAATTTCTTATCATTGTTTTTAACAAAAGCTTTATAGACATTACCATTAAAGTCTTTGTCTAAAGGAGACTCACCTGTAGGAGCCGGGGCTGCCTGTTGTGGTTGGTTAAACTTAAACTTGTTAGCATCATACCCAAACTTCTGACCCATAGATTGTGGTACTTCAGGGTTACTAGTAGTATCTACAATAGGTGAAGGAACATCACTAGTTATATTAGGATTTGTATTAGCTGCTACTTGTATAGGTGGTGTATTAACAAAAGTAGATTGATTAGAGGCTACTGATGTAGCTTCTGGTTGAGGTGTTGTTTTAATAGGTGCTACTGGTTGAGTAGTAGCTTGAGGTGGTTGCTCTTGAGGAGCCCCAGCAAAGTTTTGTAATGAATTAGTTTCAGTAGGTGTAGTAAATGCTAATTGATTTTGAAATCTACGGTTTTGAATACCTTGATTAAACTCACCATCTACTTTATTATATTCTGGAAGTTTAGCAGCAATCTCATCATCAGAACGTTTACCATTATCAGTAAGTGCTAAGAAGTTCTTTTGACCTGTGTTATAATGGAAGTCAACTAAACTATTAATTTGTGAGTCATTCCAGTCATAACCTTTAACCTTAGCAAAGTTACGAATAAACTTCTCACGAGTGTCAATGTCTTGAAGTAAACGTTGTTCTGCTACTTTTTTAGAGATAGTTTCATCAGGGCCAGATGCTTTAGTACCATACCCAATAGAGTAATGATCTCCATCTTTGTATGCTTTAGCACTAAAGGATTCTCTTTCCTTAATAAACTCTAATAGTTTATCTTTAGTAAAAGCTTCACCCTCACTTAAGAAAGGTGATTCATCTAGCTTAGCTTTAGTTGCCATCTATTTAAGTGAGTCTAGTTGTTTTTGAAGTTCTTTAATTTTAGCTTGTACTTCTGCTTCATCTTTACCAACAGCCCAATCAGACATAGCTTTACCAGCTTCATTAAGTACTTTAGCAGTAGCTTTATACCCAGCTTTAGCTGCATTAACTGTAGCCATAGTACCTCTTACAGGAGCAGATTTAGTAGATTCTTTTAATGCTTCAATTTGAGCTTTAATGTTCTCTTTAGTAGCAGCACGAGTTTTAGCTTCTTGTGTCACTTGAGCAGTAGTTTTAGGTGTAGGAGGTACATAACCACCAGCCTCACTAGCAACACCAGCATCTTGTAATACATCAGCAGGGAACGCATTGTTCACTGGTTGATTATTAGGTGAAGGGTTAACTACTGAAGGAGCTGCAACTGGGGCTGCACCAGGTTGTGTTTTATTAGAAGCAAAAGGATTACCTGGAGTACCCACAGCAATGTTAGGCATAGGTACATTTAGTACTTTAGCATATCCTTGAAGAGCTTTTAAGTTAGCATCATAGCTAGGTTTTAAAGCTTTCTTATAGTCTTCATCCATTACAGAATTAATACTATTAAGAGCTTGGAACTGTAGTTTAACGTTCTCAGCTAAACGATTAAAGCTTGCAGTAGCTTGTTCACGATTTTCTTTACCCATAGCTAAGCCAGTACTAATTTTATCAAGATTTAACTTCTCTTCTTTAATTCTAAGCTCTGCATTATCCATTACAGACTTTTGAGAAGCAACAGATTGTTTAATACCAAGTTCAGCTTTTTCTGCTACAGTGAGAGAATTCTTTTCTAACATTTGTAATGTTTTAATGTTCTCTCTAGGATCCATACTAAAAGGTACTTTACCAGTATAACCTAAATCATTTTTAGCACTAGCCATAGTATCATAGAAAATCTTATTAATGTCAGCACCAGGTTGTTGCATTGTTTCTAAAGCATTGCTAGCCATATCACCTACTTTTTTAGATAGGGCAGCCATTGTTGTAAACTTTGAATGATCAGCTTGAGCTAGTGTAAGTTCTGAAGTAGCAACTTTACTACCATACTCTAGGGCTGCTCTAGCATTACCATTTTGTTGAAGCTTTTGAATAACACGAGTATTATAATCATAAGCTTCTTTAGCTCTATCGGCAGAAGTAACATGCTCATTTAGAGTATCTAATATTTTAGGTTTAGCAATTTCTTGAGCAGGTGTCTCTGGTTTAATTTGAGTTAAGTCTAATACATTATTATCTTGAGGACCATTAAAAGGTCTTTGTGTATCTTTCTGCATCATACGAGTGTCTTCTAATGTAGGTTTCTCACCTTTAAAAGCAGCAGTAGTACCATAGTTACCCATTAAAGTTTGATCAGGAGCAGTCCCATCTTCTCTAGTACCATAACCAAGAGGTGCTATAGGCACTGTAGTTTCAATAGGTTTATTACCTGTTTGATATCCTCGAAGTCCTAAAGAGTCTCCTTGTTGATAGATACTAGGATTTACTGGTTCTGTAGCTGTTGTATCAAGAGTTTTAGAATTCTCAGCAAGTTGTTTTTGTTGGTCTCTAAATTCTTTTTCTTTTTTAATCTCTTCTGATACAGATTTACCTGCGTCATCAATAGACCTTTCAAACTGTCTTTCTCTAAACATTTTACCAAGCTGCATGCCTGATGAAAAGCCTTCTCCAAATGAAGCCATAATTATATTCCTTAGTTAAATAGGTAGTTTAGAAAATTGATGAAATAATAGCGCCACCAATTGTACCAAGCATACCAGGTATTTGACTTGGTCCTTGTGACGTTGATGTACTTGAGTTTGCTACCAAGCCAGCACCAGAAGCTGATACAAGATTAGCAACCTGTCTTTGAAGGTAATCACCAGCATACGCATTTTGAAAGTTATTAATAGCTAAGTTTTCATAACCATTAGGACCTACCCCTGTAGAAGCAAACTTCCTTTGAAGGCCCTCTTGACCCATTTCACTACCTAGCATAAATCCTGGTTGACTTTTAATATAATCAAGAGAAGGTCCTCCCCCTAAGAGTAAGTTACTAAGGGCTTCTTCATACGGAGCTCTTGCTCCAGCACCAAAGAAGTCCACAGGTGTAGAAGTAGAGGAAGATGAACCTCCACCACCTTTACCTTTATTGTATCCAGGATGTTTTAAAACACCTATACCTATTTTACTATTAAACATATTTAGTTCTCCAGGGGTAATTCATAAAATATAAAACGTTTAGTATAACCATAATTAGCCCAGACTCTTTCCCAACCAGGACGTCCGTAACTATCAATTAATTTACAACCATTATCTTTACCAAACTGTTGCACTAATCTAAGCATAGGTTCTTTCCATGTTTCAAACTGAATCCCTGCTAAAAAGTGTACAGTTAAAGCTGTCATTCTAGGGTACTTGTATACTTCAGTAACTACAGCACCATAAATCTTTTTGTCATCAAAAGCAATCCAAAGTTGTTGAGGTTGCTTTAATAATCCTTCTTTAATATCTTCAGCTTCAAATCTACCATAAGTATATTTAGCTGCTCTTTTCATGTAACCTTCTATATGAGGCCAAACCCGTTCAACATCTTTTGTGTCTACAATAGATACTTGCATAAACTATTCTTGTTTTAAATCCAATCTACCATTAATATTAAATTCTACTTTTTCTAAACGGAAAGGGTTATTTCCTGTATATAAATATTCATAAGCTCTACGTCTAAATCTACCAAGTTGATATAAACAAGGTTTTTGTAAGTTTAATTGTATTTGTCTATATTGAGACCAATTAGTATAATCATCTTCAGTATGTCTAACTTGCATTACATCATTAATGTTATCACCAAACATAGTTAAACCATACCCAGTTTTAAAAGCATAAGTATCAAAATCCATACGATCAGTTACAATACGCATTCTAATAGGTCCAAAAGGATCTACATAGTTATTAGGACTCAATGTAAACACTAGACCATTAACAGCATCTAATACATAGAAGTTACCACTATTAAATGGAAACTGTACTACAAAAGAACATTCAAAGTAGTTTTCACCACCACCAATATAGTCTTTACTTGTAGTCCAATAGTGCCATTCTTTTTCACCCATATCATATACAAGTGTAACGTTTTGATCTGTTAGTACAAGTCCATATAAAGTATGACCAGCAATTTTATATAACCAAGAGTATGTACCTGATAAGTTACTAGCGTTTAGAAAGTTTTCAACTGCTTTAGTTGATACTCTTTGAGGAGATAAACCTTCCATTACATAAATACCCCTACCACCCTCAACTACAGTTCCCATCCAAATTAAAGTTTGTTCTGGATTTTGTATTGAGTTACCATCAGCACAACCTATTTCCATATGAGCAGATTGGTTAATACTTAATACTGAGCCTGCAGCGTTACCAGCATCATAGAAAAAGTCAGCTGTCCACTCTTTAAAAGCTATAACATAGTTAAGATGTCTAGCAAGAGCTTTGCCTTTATCTGCTTCAGATACTGCTGAAGTGTAGTTTAAAGGTCCCCATACATTTGGGTTTTCATTATCAGATTGAAATATCTGACCTTGAGGATCCATAGCAAATACATAACCATCAAGGTATACTAAACCTGGAACAGGGTTTGTAGGAAATGAATTTAAGTAAGGAGTAGCTACAGCAGTTCCACCTACATCAAACACAACAGCTAATGTTCCTGCATAGTTAGAACCATTAGAAGTTAAAGTTACACTTGTTACTGTAGTACCATCAGAAATATAAGTACCACCAGCACCAGAACCACTAATAGATCCTGTAACTGTAAAGGTACCTGTAGTAGCTGTATACCCAGTACCACCACTAACTAAAGTAACTCCTGCTACTTGTTTATTTATTACAACAACTGTTCCTGTAGAATTCATTGAGTACCCTGTTACTTGGTCATGAAAGACCATATAAGGGTGTGGTGCTGTTGTAGCTAGTGTATTAACCCAACTAACGTTTTGCCCACTCATACCTGTAAGTAGTTCGGTTGAAGTACCTCCAGTAATACTGTATAGTTTAGTACTAGCAGCTGCATATAAATTATTATTAAATGTCCAAAGACCATTACCATCAATGGGTAGTGCAGGAGTAATTGTATATGCAGCTTTACCTGGACGTTTAATAGCTAAAGTAGCCCCACCTGGCATAGTTTCTTTAAAACAATTAACCATCTTAGCATCTTTGCTAATATCATTGGTACGTTGTTTTATAGGTGTTGTTAACGGGACATTAACAATGGGCATTAACGGAAGCTCCTATTAAAGCCTGATCTTACATCTGGTTGGAAGAATGTAGAAGTCCATTCAATATCCCAATCCATTAAGTCATTCTTAAGAACATTTGCTTTTTGTTCATAGTATTGTTTATCAGTAAGAGTCTTCTCATAGTCTGATGCAAGCTCTGCAACTAGACCCCATTTAAGAGCTAAGAACCACTCTGAAGGGAAATCAAAGTTCTGGTTAGCTGCTGTAATATCTTCAATAGGTGTCTGTACAAATAAATGTAAATTATAAGTTGTAGCTGTAAAATTATTAGGAGTTAAGAATACACTTAATTCTCCATAATCTCTCCAAGGTTTATAGTATACAGTGTTTACGTTACCTTGTGATTGTTTTGCACCCAAGATATTATACTCTTGTTGAGAAATAATAGTCATTGGCATATCTGTATATACACTTAAAAGAGAGTCTACTCTTACAGTAGCAGGTGTAGTAAATGTACCACCTTGCATTGTTAATACATCACCTATTGCATAACCACTACCACCATTGTTAGCAAGTAATGCATTAGTTACAGTTGTACCTGTAAATGTTAAGTTAAATGTAGCACCAGAACCAGATCCACCAGTAGAGGATACAGCATTAGTTGGTTGTACTGTATAGCCTGATCCACCAGATGTTAAAGAGATCTTACCTACTGAGTATGTAGCATTAGATAAGTTTCTTAAATAACATTGAATAAGTCTTAAAGGTTTAGCACCATTATAATCGTAGGCTGCTGATGGTCCAATTGTGTAATTTGTTTGGTTATTAACTAATGGTAGTGTATACTCTTTAATAGTCCATAGTTTAATACCTTCTGACTGCCATTTCTTTAAAATAAGATTTAAAGAGAAAGAAGCATTCTCTAGAGCATTAGGCCCAGGTGTAGCACCTTCTTCTAGTACTGCTAAACTACGTAGAGCAGCTTCAATAATCTGATCTCTGGTAACGGTAAATGTAGTAGTACCTGAAGTAGCCATATTATTCCTTAGTTTTACCTAATAGTTTTTGTACTGTTTTAGTTTCGTAAATACGAATACAAGTCCATACAATAGTAAATAAAGCAGCTATTGCTGGTAGCACTTGCATCATAGTCCCTACTGCTGTTACAATAGATGCTGTATCTAATACATGTTTAGTTGATTCTTGTAAATGTTCCATTATAAGTCCTTGGGTTCCCAGCCGTATATCTCGGCTACTTGGTATGTTAGTTTATAGAAGTTTTTGTTATGGAGTTCATATCGTTTACCCTGAAGGTATAGTATAAGATGCACCATTTCATGTGCCATTGTTTTCTCTAGGGTTTGGAGTAGACTCATCTTACTTGTACTCATTGTAATACAGTGAGGTTCAGGTGAATAAGATCCGTACATTTCAGGATCTTCTACAACTAAAAACTCTATCTCGGAAGGACTTGGTAACTTATACTTGTTGAAGGGAGGGAGTTCACGTAACATCTTGTAAACTGCCTTACACGACTCAACTGTTATAAGATTCATTTCTTTTTAATATAAAATAGGCTACGTTCACCAAAGAGGTAAAATCCAACAGCTGAAGCAAAGTTATCTACCTCAGGAGTTGATGTACCAGATACATGCATATATACCCATGTAGAAAGCACAAGAAGGCCTATTAGAGGCCTCATTAATCTAACGATGGCTTCTACCCAAGGGTATGAAGAATTACCTGCCCCAGCGTCATTCATAACCTTAAAAAACTCTAGGTCTATGTTCTTCATCTGAGCATACTGCTCGATAGTTGCAGGTTTAAATTGATCAGGTGCTACAAACTTGTTAATAAGGGACTTACCTAAGTCCATTACTACAGGAGCAAATGCTGATAAAATTGTTATTGGATCCATTAGTACTTACCTTCTGCAAAAACATTTACAAAAACTGTATCATCTTCTAATGCTTCTATCTCATGCCACTCAACTGCTGGCAGATTAAAAGCTCCACTATTTTTATCAATAATTCTTTCTTTGCCCTCTAGCCTTACAATACAAGACCCGTTATGGCATATTGTGGCGTGACTAAAGTTATGGGAATGTTTACCTAAACCCTCACCTTTGTTTGCATGATAAACATTTATCTGGGCGCCATCGTAAGTAAAACTATGCTGAGGCGTTACCGTTATCATACGTTGTGCCTTCCCACCAAAATATTAAATAATACCTATCATTTTCTGTTTGGTTTGCTGCGCCATGATACGTCTTCATTCCGTTGAAGAATGTTAACGATCCAGTTACTGGTTTATATCTTAAATCTAAAGTAAAAAATTCACCATTTTTAAAGTCGTCATTTAAATAGATGCAACTAGTAAAATCATTATCAGGTCTTACTATAGGATCATGAACATGAAGTCTTGTTCCGCCATTATTATTAAGCCAAACACCTATTCCAGCCTTAGCATTCTTAATTTTAATCCTTAGCATTTTTTCTAAGAATGTTTTTGTTTCATTTACAATTTCATCATCATGAATATAAACCCAATTCATAGGTTTTTCTGGATGAGGTTGTTCTTTTTTAAACTTTTCTATGTATGGCAAACATCTTTCTTTTGATAAAAACTTGTCAAATATCATAACACTTTTATCTAAATGTTCAATCATTATAAAGTTTGTGTTCCTGTTGTTACTGGTTGATTTTGATCTTGTTTTGTTTTATTAAGTAATTTAGCTTCTGCTAATTTAATAAGTTCAGGATCAACAGGAATAATTTCTATAGTATTTGTTTCTAAATTATAATAATTTAATGATGCAGATATCATATCAAAATCATCATTAACATCAATCCAAAACATACCAGAAGCAGGTTCAAAAACTTCTGTATCAAATACATCAGCAATTCTATATCCTAAAACAGAATTATTTTGATAATGTTTAATTAATTCATGTGTTGTTACTAATGCTTTTTTCATTTATTACTCCTAATATTCAATAACTACTGCACCATTGTATCCAGTATTACCATAACCACTACCAACATTACTTCCTCTTGTTCCGCCTTGTCCTATAGTTACAGTAAGCGTATTACCTGAAGTTAATCCTGTTAAATACCATATACCACCACCACCAGCACCACCATAAGAAAAAAGAGTTCCGCCTCCTATGTAAACTGCTTCTCCCCCTGCGCCAGGAGTGGTGCTATTAGTAATTGATAATCCCATAACATTATAATTACTATAAGAAAAAGCAACATATCCAGTAGTTCCGCAAGTATAAGTATATCCAGCAAAACCAATATTAGTATTAAGATAATTAGAAATTAATGATGCACCAGAAGCTGTTCCATTTGTTCCTGAAGCCCCACTAGTTGGTCCACCAGTTCCACCAGTTGCCGTAAGCGTTGTAATTGTTTGAGTTCCTGATGATAATGAACTAGAGCCTCCTGCGCCACCAGCAGAACCACCAGCACAAGAACCGCCACCAGCACCAATTATTGTAACTTTAATTGTAGTTTTTCCAGATGGAATAGTAAAAGTTCCGCTAGAAGTAAATACTTGAATACCAGTAAAACCACCACCACCTGCGGCAGTTTGGAATGTAGGTAAGGCACCAGCACCATTAGATGTTAAGATTTGACCAGTTGTTCCTACTGATGCTAATGATTGGAATGCTCCTGTTGTAGTTGTTCCACCTGCTAGTAAAGCGTAAGCAGTTGCTGATGTATTACCTGTGCCACCTAAAGCTACTGGTACTGAGGTATTAAAATCAGTAAAACCATAATCCCATGATGCTGCTGTTGTTCCACTTGTTAAAATACAAGTTACGTGTGCAGTAGTATTAGGTAAAATAGTTGCTATTGTATTTAAACCAGACGATTGTAAAGTTAAATTACCAGTAGAGTTATTAGCTATATGGAAAGACCAACCTAAAGACAAAGTACTTGTTACTGGTAAAACAACAGTTTGAGTTGTTGTACCTGTAAAGTATTGATAATATGTACTTGTATTAGTAAGTGTAGTTGTACCAGCAGCTGTAGCTGTTGTTGTATATGTTTGTAAGTTAGCATTAGCACCAGCAGCTGTAGTAGAATTAGTACCGCCATTTGCAATTGGAAGGGTTCCTGTTACACCAGTGGTAAGAGGTAACCCAGTTAAGTTAGTAGCTACTCCTGAAGTTGGAGTTCCTAATATAGGAGTTACAAGTGTTGGGGATGTTGATAATACATTGCTGCCCGATCCTGTCGATGTTGTTACACCTGTACCACCAGAAGTTACTGCAATAGCTGTAGTAAATGTTTGAGCTAACGCAAATGTATTAGTTGAATCTAATTGTGGAAAGTTTTGAAGATCAGCTGCTGTTAAACGGAGTTCAACTTTATCACCTGCAATAAATGCAGCTGCAGTTGTATTATCTTGACCACGGACAATAGTAAATGTGTCTGTTGACCTAGCAGTTACTTTAACAATTTCAATTGTAGTACCTGCTGTATTAGATAGGGTACAGTAAAAGTATTGTGATCCTGCTAATGTTGGAAATAAAGCACCAGTAGCTGATGCAACAGTTAACGATGTAACAGAGCTATTAATACCTGTAGCTAGTGTGGTAGCTGCGTTATTTGTAAATAAATTTAATCCTGCCATAATATTATCCTAAAGTTGTCGTGTTGATTGCTGAACCATTAATTGATTCTGGTGTTGATGGAGTTACTCTAGCGTATGATAGAGTTGCTGTTGCTGTACTATAAAAATGCATGTTCCAAGGAGCATACACAACAAGAGTACTTAATGTTGTATTACTTACTGAATTATACAATCCCCATAAAGCCTGGGTTACTGGTATAAAACTATTAGAAGGTTCTGATCTTAACCAAGGTGCTATTTGAGTATCTGCAACACCTCTTACAAAGTCTTGTGGTTGACGTATTTCCCAATCGTCATCACAACACATCAGGCCATCCCAACGTTTTTTAAGATTAGAAGCTTTATACTTACGTCCACAGACGTCACATATGGCTATCCAATCTCCCTTATCATATCTAGCAATATAACTCAATTGAGTATCCTAGACACTAGTTGGAGCAAGAACTTGTAGGTCAGCTAAAAGTACTAAAGTATTAGCAGCCGAAGTAATTACCGTCATTTGAATACGATAAATTACTCCATCTAAACCAGCATAAATTCTTTGTCCTACTTGTTGACCACTTACTACAGGACCACCTTGAAGTATAGAAGTAGGAGATGCATCTGTACCTGAGACTACTTGTACTGTGCTAGTTGCACTTGTAATAGTTTCTCCTGTACCCATAGCTGGAGAAAAGTCAAAAGTAAACTGTTCGTTTTCAGTAGTTACTTTGTATGAAAAAGCCGTAGGCATATCCTAAATCCTTAAGTATAAAAGACTTTTCTAATTTTAGAAGCGGCATATATTAATCTATTTAAAGGGTATCTTATGAAAGATATAACACTCTTAATTAATGTAACTATAGGAGTAACTACTAATGTAATAAACTTTTTTACACCCTTAACTAATATAATACCACAATTTACTAGAATTGTCAATGGTTTTCCTACTAATTTTACTAAAGTAGAGGTTGTTGTAGATAAAACAGTTAAGATTTGATAATACAATTTAACTGCTATTAATGTACTGATAGAACTAACTATAGAAGCTGTAATTGTTCTTACTAAAGCTTTAGATGTAGTTAAAGTAGCAGTTACTGTAGAGACTACTAAAGTTACTTTAAAAGCTATTGCTCTTGTAAAACTAGATGTAGCTGTTGAGTAAGCTAATAGTGTTACAAGTCTATTAGTAGCTGTTAGTATTGTAGCTACTGTTACTTCTGCTTGTAAAACAAGTTTACCAAAGGTTCTTTGAAGCGTTTGAACTATAGTACTAGTAGCAACTAAAGTTCTAAGTAAAGATAGTCTATTAGCTAAAGTACTCAAAGTAGTAGAAGATACTTCTAATATTTTACCACGACCAGTTTGAGCTATCGAAGCTAAGCTAGTAACTAAGGATGCTGTGATTGTTTTTAAGTATACAAAACTTGAAACAATTGTAGCTGTACTTGTACTAACAATAGACTTAATAGCACCTAGTGCTCGTAAGAACGAAGCAGTAACTGTAGCAGTAACATTCAGGGCTTGACTAAACTGTGTAGTCTCAGCCCCGTTTATTACTCGTACGTTAATTGCTGATTGATTTAGAGCCATAGCTCAGGCCCCCAATCTTATTAACTAAATTGTGTTTTGAATGTGAACTGAATGCTATCGCCTGATGTTAATGCGATACCAGAAAAGTCACCTTTAACAAATAGATTACCTGATGTAGATGCATCAAACAAACCAGCATTAGTAATTGTTAAAGAACCACCTGCTGTTTGTGTACCAATAACTTGATATGTATCATTAGTTGTTGATGTTGTTTGTTGTGTTGATGTACCTGCAACTCTAGTACCAGTTTCAGTAAATAAAGTTGTATCGGTAGCCGCAGTAGTTCCAGCACCTGTACCCCAAGCAACATAGGAAGGTTCAGTTCCAGAGCCTTTGATACGGTTTGTAACTACAGCTTTACCTGTGTTTACTAATAGTGTAGCCATTTTTTAATTCTCCATAAAATACGTTTAAGTGGGTTCTTGTGCCAATACTGAATTGTTCCAAGATCTTCAATAGTTCCATCTGCTCTTGTAATAATAGCAGAAAGCTCCATCTGTTTTACTTTAGCATCAGTAGCTATCATGATAAGTTCCTTAGTTTATAAATAGTACTTAGATATAAAGCAATTACTTCATCAATGATGTTTTGAACAGCTTTTCTACTAGACGCTGATACTCTTAATTTCTCAATCATATTAACTTGTTTAACTAAGAAGTTGTCAATAGTGTCTGTAGGCATACTAGAAAACAAAGGGATGTCAGCCATAATACCTTCATCCCCTTGAAATGCTTCTGCAAGGTCATCTGCTAGCTCAACAACATCATCATAGAAATGACCAAGAGCTTTGTGTTGAGCATAGCTCTTAGTCTTTAAATGCTCTATATGCGCTATAGTACGTGCATGGAACAATAATCCTATGATTTCTTCCATATTAGCTCCATTGCTTAATACATTCAATTAATAAACTGAATGATAATGAGCCTGATGAATAACCGTCTGTATCATATAAAACTTTACCAGTCACACCTGCACCAGCATTATTTTGTAAGAAACCAATTTGTTCTCCCATTACAAATCCCCTACCTACAAATCTCCAGATAGGTACATCTGCTGTGGCATCCCAATAAAGGTTAACAGCTAAGCCATCTTCTACGTCATAAGTTACTTTTTTAATTGCTACTTTAGTAGGTTGTTGTGAGTTTAAACCTGAAGCATTAACTGCAGCAACAAGTGCTGGGTCAATTAATGTAGTTAAACTTACGTTATTTGTATCTAAAAGGCCTACTAACTTAACAACTAAGTTACGTTCACTATCAACTAACGTTTGAATCTGAACTGAATTAGCCATGTTATTCTCCTATTAGCGTACTAGTTCTTGAGCAGCTAAAACGAAATCAACACTTAAAGTATCAGTTGCTGTTGGAGTAATTTGGAATACAGGTGCCATTAACACGCTTGATAGTGTTGTACCTGAAGTACCAATTGTTGGAGCTGAAACACGAGCTACTAAAGCATTGTCTGAATAGACTAGTAAATCAGTACCATCGTAGTAGAAACCTAAGTTAAGCCAAGTATCTGCTGCAGCTGTTGCTACGCCAGTTACTAAAGTAGTAGCTGTAGAACCTACTGTTGATACTAAGTTAACAGATGTTGATGATGCTGCTTTAGCAAACCATAAACCATCAGTTACACCTGAACCATTACGTAAACCTACATAGAATGATTTAGTACCTGACACAGCTGATGCTTTAAATCTTGCTTCATACCAGAACTGATTACCAGCTTGGAATTGTAAGAATGAACCAGCTTTGTAAGCAGCTGTAGCTGTTGTAGCTGCACCTGGTGTTAATACACCTGCACCACCAACGATTGTACTTGACAATGCAAATGTTGATGAAGTACCAGTTACTGTATAGTCAGTACCAATAAGTGTATTAAAATCATTTTGATAAATTGAAATACCTAAACCTTGTGTACTACCAGTATGAAACGGATCTGGAAGAGGATAGTTACCTAGTGTTTCACCTTGGTAAGCTGTACCTATTCCGCTTGTAAATCTTGTTGGATTACCCATATAAATCTCCTTTGACGTTGTTATGTTTTTTAACAACGCTTATCTCTAAGCGTCATCAGAGAACAATTAAATTATTTACCCTTTTTGACAGGTGGGCGTTTACCTTTTTTCTCTTCGATTGGATATGACATATAAACTCCTAAGTAAAGATAAGAGGGAGCTTTAACTCGCCCCCTCTACATCTCATATAGTCCTAATTAAGGACCGTTAACACCGTAGATTGCTCTAGGGTCTGTCCAGCCAAATGAGTATCTTTCGTAACCCTTAGCCTTAGCATTCATTGTATCAAAATCATTGTCTTGATCAAATTGAATACCAACACGTGAGTAGTACTTGAGACCGTTTTGGATGTTAGTTCTTACAAACCATGCATTAGGTGAAGATAAGTAGTGGTTCATTACGATACCTTCTGGTAACGCATTTGTCGCTACTAAAACGTTCACTGCATTGTTTGCTGTTGATGGTGTGTACGCTGATTTCATAATGCGGTTAGCATTCCACCAGTTTTGACGAGCAACAACTAAGCTTCTTGGCATAACATTGATCAAAAGACCACGGTCATTTTGGAAACCCATAATTGCTGTTAATGCATCTTCTAAAGAAGCTTCTGACAAGTCAGCTGCAACTGTAGGAGTGTTAGCAAATGTACCACCAGATGTGTTAGGATGTGCTGTAGAACATAAAGCAACACCGTCACCACCTAAATATGTACCATTAAATGCACGGTTGTAGATGTTAGCACCAATGTTTTCTTTCGTTTGACGGAAAGACATCGCTAATGCTGCAGCTCTACGACGTGATACTTGTTCATACAAGTTGTCATCTAACTCTTCTTTTGTTACGATATAACCAAGTGCGTAAGCAACGTGAGTGTATCGTGTTGTGAAACCTTGAATTTCTGAATCGTATGAAACTCCAGAACCTTCGGATTTAACTGGAGCTAAACCGAAACCTGTAAGTTGAACATCTTCTTCATAGTTCATTGAGGATGTGTCGCTGTCGAACAATTGAGAATATTCTTCTTTATGTTCATCGTAGACTTGACCCCACCATGCTTTGATCCCAGGCCATAGGGCCTTAGGGTGTGAAGCGGTTGTTATAATACCAGCCATGTTATATTCTCCTTATTAAGCTGTGCCAACTGGGTTGAGGAATTGATGCTTGTTCCATTTTACCAATGCATTAGCATAAGCACCAGGAGCGTTATTAACACCTTGTGATAAACCAATGATTTGTAATGGCAATGCTAAAGAGCCAGAAGCACTAGAAGCAAGGAATGAAGAAGCGTTCAATACTGTGTTTGATAGCGGTGCAGACATTGCAAGAGTTGTTTGGTTAGCAGTAATTGTTAAACCAGCAAGCTTGAATACGTCAGCAGCCGCTACACCAGTAGCATCACCTTCTACTTCAAAAATAACTGAAGGATCATCAACTACGAAAACGTAACGAAGTCCTGAGCTAAGTGGTAAGTAGATTGTGTTTAGAGCCAATGTTGTACCTACAAGAGATACACCTGGATCTGATACGCGGATACCTACAATAACACCAACTGGTGTGTCTGTAGTAGCCGCTTTTGTTACGTAAGGTACACCATTTGCATCACTACCTGTTGCAACTTTAACAATATCGCCAATAGCGTAAGTGTTAGAAGCGTCGTTAGCAATAGCGTAAAGGCGACCTTGTTCGTTGTACGGAGCACCAGTAATTGTTCCTACTGGGCTAAGTCCACGAGGGGTATTTGCGTTAGCCATTTTATTTCCTTTTAGAAATTAAGTTTATGTTTTGTAGTTAATGCCACCCTTAGGAGTATAAAAGCCATCAGAAGAAGTACCTTCTTTAACATTTACACCACCACGAATAGCTTCATCTACACGATCATTTCGTTTATGTAATTCTTTTTGATCTTCTTCCCACCACTCTTGTTTAATCTTTAACAAGTAGGCGTAAAGTCCATCACCTTTCTCACTAGTACCAACGAGGTATCTTACCTTTTCTCCTAAGTCTGTATTACCAGACGTTACACTATCTTTAACACCGCCCACCTCATCAGGAGTTACAAATTCCCAACCTCCATCGATTGCGGTCTGGATACGACCAGGTTCATCATTAAAGATGTGTAGTTTATATCCAGGGATTTGATGATTTACAGTCAGCTTAGCTTGAGTTCCATTAAATACGTTTCTAACACGCTCACGTGTAGGACGTTCAACTTCAGTTCTAGTTAATGCTGCTTCTTTCTTTTCTTCAATTGTTAATGCTTTAGCCATAGTTTTTCTCCTTAATTCCAGTCGTAACTGTCTACATATTCTTGTTTAGATTTAATCCATCCATTTTTAATGAATCGATCACATGCTGTTTTAGCTTCTGGTGGTAAGTTGTCATAAGACTTTTTACCGCTACTACCACTAGACCTTACACTACCTGAACTGTCTACAGAATTAACCTTAGGTTTTTTCATAAACTTTTCAGGAAAATAGTCAGCAAGCTTTTCATCTATCTTATCAAGAAACTCACGACCTGTTAGGTGAGGGAACTGCTTTCTTACATTAGCACCTAATGCATTAGACATTTCTGTTAACTCAGTATCTTGACCAAACCATTTATTACGGTCTAGCCATGCTGAGATCTCAGGGTCTACTGCTACGGGTGTAGGTTCTGCTTGTGGCGGTGGAGCTTTACTCTCCGCTTTAGCTTCCCGCTGTGCTTCTTTTAGTTCGTCAATACGATCATCTAGGTCTACTACTAGATCTCCGTTACCCTCAGCTATCGCTGTTCTCTTTTGAGATTTTAAGGCTACGATTTCAGATTCAAGTTCAACTTTCTTTTTATCAAAAGATTCCTTTTGGAACTTCTTGAACTGTTCTACATCCTTTTTAATGGTATCAATCTCTCTAGCTTTTTCATCTAGTTTCTTCATAAGAAGTTCATTGTTCTTACGAAGTATAGGATTAATTTCTTTACCACGTTTTACGAATGTATCTGCATCTACCCAATCATCCTCTGAACCCCTAAACTCTTCTTTAGGTACCCAACCAAATACACGAGCTTCTTTTTCTAAGACTTCGTTTCCTTGTTGTTGGTCTGGTTCTTGAACAGGTTCTACTACTTTGTTTTCTTCTGACATGTTTTCTCCTAGTCGACTATTGCTACAACATCTAAATCATTAATGATACGGTATTCTTTTTCATCAGCACCCTTATAGATTAAACCAGAGTACTTACCAAAGATTACATGATCGCCTTCGTTTGCCCATGGGCTTGGTTGGTCTAACCATGCAGTATTGCCTAATTCGACAATAGTACCTTTTAGTTGTGCTAGTCTTTCCCTATCTCGGTTTTCACCAACTGAAACAATAATACCGCTTTGTGTTACTTCTTCCACTGGATCTGGGAGTATTAAAACTCTGTGACCCTTTGGGTGAATTCCACTAGTATTTTGCATCTTCTCTTGCTCCTTCTACTAAGTCTTCATAAGTTAAATCTAAGATACTCATGATTGCATTACATCTACCTTTTACTTCTTCAACGTTGGCTGTGTTACCACGAACCACCATTTCTTTCATGTATTCCCTGTCACTGCGGAGTGCCTTCAACAACGCTTTGGTCGCTGGGTGCTCCTTCCATTCCAGGAATTCCTCCTTGGTTACTACCATTTACATTCTCTCCTTGAACTATTTTAGAACTAATATCTGACTTTAATGATCCATTACTTTCTGGGTTGCCTGCTTGAGGCATCATTTCTTTTAAGAACTTAATAGAATCAAATAAACTTTGTTGTTTATGTTTAGCTGCACCAATCTCTGCTTGGATTAAAGCAATCATATTGTTTCTAGGAACATCATCTGCTTCTTCTAAAGCAAGTAGTGCTTCTGCTTGTAGTTTTAAGATTCTAGCTTCATTTACTCTTGAGTCTTCTTGTAACTTAGCTAAAGCAACTTGAGTTTTCTTATTAATGTCATTCATATCAACTTGTGCTTTAATAGTAGCAAGTTGTACTTTTGGATCTGGTTGTTGAGGTACAGCATTAGGACCTTGTGGGTTTGGTAATACTTCCTCAATGTTACAAACTTTAAGAGCTTCTAAATAACGTTTAGTTACTTGATACATATTAAAACCAGGTATAGTTGCAGCTGTTTGCATTAATGCTTGAGCTTGCATAATACGTTGAGCATCTGTTACTACATTAGGATCAGCTAGTGGTCTTAGGGTAGAGTCATCAATTAAATAATCTATAGATCTAATAAAACCTTGTGGGTACTCAATGTCACCAACAAGATATAATTGATTAAGTCTATAAACTTTTCTAAGTTCTTCTTTAAGTGATCTATGGATACGTTTAAAGATTCCAGAGAATACTTTCATACCTTGCTCTGCCATCATTTGTGATGTTTGAGCTGGTGTATTTTGACCAACACTTTCACCTACCATAATGTCAGTAGCACCAACAATACGTTCACCATAGTTAACTAATGTTTGTAGTAGTGTAAACAATACACCACTTGGTTCTCTTACTGGTAGAGGTACGATACCTTTAGCAAGGTCTTCTCCAGTAGAATCCACATGCTTCCATTCAAGAGGAGCGAAATTATAATTACCTCCACGAACTTTAATTCCTCTGGAGAGGAAACCCCCTGCAGTCGTAGCCATAGTACCAGCATCAATGAGCTGATTAATAATAGTATCGATAGATTCATTTAAAGGTCCTAACAATATACCAAAACCAATATCATAGAAACCACCATCTGGTGATGGAATGAATGGATACTTAGTAAAATAGGTTTCAGGTGTGATATTAATAATCTCACCTTTATCATTTCTTAAAATAGATGACTCTAAATAGTTTGATACTATGCGAACTACTTTACCTGTAGGTCTATGTACTGTGATAATGTAGGGTTCTTTATAACCATCACCATCTAAGTCTTCCCAACGATGTTGTTCAAGGAACTCATATGGAGTACCAGAATCTGTATTATAATCTTCTGTACCTTGTTGCTTATCTTGTGCTACTGTTAAATCATCTTGTGGTTGTAAGATAGGACGACCTAACTTAACATCAAGCCATAGACCTCTACGTTGTCTACTAATAACATCATTAGTTGATAAATAGATTACATGAGTTTGACGTGTACAGTCTTTTAAACTCTTAGTCCAATAAGATACAACAAAGTCTTTAGCTAATACGTTTTCAGAAACAGGATGGTTAGTATTAAAATCCCAATATGTTTTCTTAAATGCACAACCAACAATAGGTACTGTAATAAGTACTTTGTCCATTTCAGATTCCCAGTTCTCATCTTGAGTAAGGATCTGATAAGACATGTGTGTTTCAATACGTTTAGCCTTTTCATAAGGACTATTAACAATGTCTGTACTATCTTCTTGAGAATCATAGTATGTTGGTACATCTAGTTTAACAAGTTGATTAGAAGGTATTAAAGCTGGGTAAGCTCTGCTATGGAACTGTAATGCTGCAATAGTAATAAGAGGAAACTTAACATTAGAAGCACCAGACCAAGGGAATGATTTAGCTTCTGCAACTTGTAGTGCTAACTTCATAGCTTCTTCTACACGTTGTTCCCACATACTACGAGATTCTTTATCTATATTAAACTCTCTTAGTACAGTAGCTCCAATAGTATGAAGTTCTTGTTCATCTAACATTTCAGCAATGTTAGGTGATGTTAAGAGTTTTTCAATTTTAATCTTTACATCTAATTCCATATTTTAGTATCCCGTAACCTTTGATCGTCCGTTATTTGTATCAGATTTTAATGATTGTAAGTATTCGTACTGTTCTTCTTCTTCAGGAGTATCAGCACTTTGAACTTGATCAACTACAAGTCCTAACCAACTTAAAGCATCAACCTGATCATCATGTCTTGCTTTTGGAAACCTAACCATCTCTTCTTCTAGATTAGGATACCACTCAGCAGTCTTGTCAAACTTAACACCACCTGCTCTAAACCGTGCCTGAAAGCTTCTTGCCCTTGACTGCTTATCATTAGTAGGAGTCATAGGATGTAAGTTCATATATGTTTGTCTAGCTATTTGCTCACGTCTTAAAATAGCACCAATAGCTTTTTCAATTGCACCCTTCTCTGTTACAAAGTAGTAGGGTTCATATTTCTTTTGTACTGCAAACATCTCTTCTACAATATCAAGAGCATCCCATCGTCCACGACGGATGTCTATAATATGCATTATACCCTCAGAGTCAATTCCGCCAATAGCAATAACAGTATAATCGCTACGGTCTCTTGTAGAGATTGCGAAGTCAACAGCAGCATAGTACGTAAGTCTCTTCTCTTTATGTTTGATTGCATCTAGTGTAAACTTTGGTATCTCAATAAAGTCAGTACGTTTAAAATAAGCAGTAGACTCATCAATAGGATAGTTTAAGAACTCTTGTGCATACACTTCAGGAATACCCTGTTTAGTGTAATCGTCTTTCTTATCCTTAAAGAACTCTGCTGTGTATCTGTCAGCCCACAGTATGTGCTGATAATCTTCAGAGTGAGCTCTGTATCGTACAGCTCTCCACTCAACTTTCTTACGAGTACTATAAGTCTTTAATGGTTCAACTTTAATATGATCGCCATCATAATCGGGAGGCATAATACGATTGAGTAAGGAATCGAGATGTAACACAGTTCCCACAACACGTACAATACCATGCTGAGACCGACAAGGAAGAAGTGCAGCATAAAACCACCT